ACGAGAATCGAGCAGTGCCGCGATAGGTTTCCCTGCTGCTGCGGGCTTGCAATAGATGCGCGCACTGGCCTCGCTGAGCCCCATCTTGGCCGTCAGGTAGTCCAGCATGGCCGAGCGACTGACGTAGGGGGCGCCGTCGCGCAGTTCCGCCCCGCTATCCCACCAGGCCCGCTCGAACATCCTGCGGTGCTGGTCGAGCTTGTTACCGGCCTTGCTGGGGGCGGTAACAGGGGCGGTAACAGCGGTAATTACCGCGCTAGTTACCGGTTCCCCGTCCTCATCCACCCATCCAGGGATGGCCACCTGTTGCAGGCTGGCGTAGATGGGCTGCGCTAGCTCCGCGTCTTTGCTCTTGCGTTGCACGATCTGGATGGGCTGGCCATCTTTGGCAGGGACGACGCTGATCTCGATATCGAGCGCCCCTCGCCACGCACTCGACCCCCTGGCGCGGTGCTGGGCCTCCTCGGACACGCCGGTATGGTGGACGAGCAGGACCGAGCACTCAAACTCACGCATCAGGCCGGCGCAGGCATCGAGCATGGTCTTGGCGTCCTGGGCGCTGTTCTCGTCGCCGGCCAGGAACCGATGCAGGGTGTCCACGATGATGAGGCGCGGCTTTCGGGGCAGTTTGCGTATCTGCTGCAAGGCTTTTGCGTAGCCCTCGGGGGTGTTCAGGTCCACCCCGGCGCGGCTTAGCCACATGGCCAGAGATTTCTGTTTATGATGATACTTCCAGCCTGCGATGCGCCCTCGCAGGCCGTGATGACCCTCGCCGGCCAGATAAACAACGTCGGCGGGGCGCACCTTTTTGCCCATCCACTCGCCCATGCCGGCCGCCAGGCGCAGGCACATATCCAAGACGACGAAAGTTTTGCCGCCGCCGGATGGCCCATGCACCATCATCAGGGCCGAGTCCTGTAGCCACCCCTTGATGAGCCATGAGATGGGGGCGGGGGCCTCAGAGAAAGTATCGGCCGGGATGAGCCAGTCGGGATCGGGGGCGAGCAGAGTCTCTGCCGCCTCATCGCCTAGTGCTGCCGATGCTGCGAGATCGGACGCGGGCTCATACCGTGCCACGGACGCGGCGATACGGGCGACCTCGCTTGAGGGCAACGGGATATCGCACCGGGTCTCGTTGGCCACGCGAAGCGCGGCCAGGATCTCGGACTCACCCATGCCGTGCCGGCGCATGGCCCCCGCAAGCGCAGTCAGGCCCGCGTTGCGATTGCCACGCAGCAACTCGCCGGTCGTCGTCGGGGATCGACGCTCACGGGCAAGGTAGGCCGCTAACCATGCCGATGGCACGGGTGGCGGCGCCACGCCTTCCAGGGGATCACTGGACGCCTCCCAGACGTACTCGCGCCCACCGACGACGCTGGGCGAGGCCACGAAATAGCGGCCGTCGCTGAGCAGGTCCACTCCGTCGGCCAGCTTGCAGGAGCGCAACTCGGGCGTGTACAGATACAGATGATGCTCGCCCCCGCCTGCGGTCAGGGCAATGGGACCATCAGGGCCGGCACCATGCTCCGAGAGCCAGCGTGCCCATGATGTATCGCCACCGTTGCGCGGATCGATGTCCGCCACCACCAGCCCGCTGGCCCGACCGGCTGCGATCCCGACGTTGGCCTGCGGCTGCTGCGCCCACCATTGCCGGATCGTGCCCGGATCGGTCGTTGCATCGTTGACCCCGTGCGCGGTGGCAGGCACCTTGCCCCCAGGCACCAGCGGCAGGACCGGCCAGCCCCATGACGCATACGTCAGGGCTGCATCAAGCAGCGACATCTGTGCCACGATCTTCGCCCCTGTCCGCACGCAGCGCCCCGCCGGTCCGTACCTCGATCTCGTACTGGCGAGACATCGGCGGGCGCTCGCCCCATAGATACACCCCCTGCGGCCAGATACCTAGCGCATCCGCCAATGCCTTGCGGCTCCCGTAGTGCTTGACCGCCTCGTCCGTCGTCATGTTGACCCCCTGAAAAAAGTGCTTGACAAGGTATCACGACGCCGGCACACTAGCAACCACTGCAACCGGAACCCCGACCGACAGGAACCAACATGGCCAACTTCAAATACTTCTGTGACATCAGCGGCGAAGCCGTGGAACTCAAGGCGCTGCACCAGATGAGCAACGCCAAATTCGCAGCCCTTTGGCCCGATGTCAAAGGCATCCGCGCTGATGGGTACACCAAGTGGGTCGCTCACACCGCGACCGGAGAAAACAAGATTCTTCCAGTCACTCGCATGATTAAAATGAAGCGGTTCCCCAGTCGCCATGTCTGCAACGCCAAGTGCCTGAACGGCAAGGTCAATGGCGCGTGTGAGTGCGCCTGCGGTGGCGTAAACCACGGACTCGGAATGTTCACGAGCCTGCTGAAAGCAGCCTGATGATCGTAGCCCGGGAGACCCCCGGGCAGTCAATTACCTCGCAGCCAGATCCCCTGACCAGCGAGCAGCACAGGAGCAAATGATGTACGAAAGCTTCCCCTACGAATTCATCGAGCCGCGCCACGGACATCATGTGTGCGCCGTCATCCAGATCGACTGGTACGACGCCGGCTACCCGACGACTTGGTACGAGGAGGGCTATGGCCCCGAAGTGTCATGGACCGTCTGCAATCATCGTGGGCATCCGGCCCCCTACATCGAACGGCGCATGACCCAGGCCGACATCGATGCGATCGCTGACAAGGCGCTCGACATCATGGCCCAAGACGCTTGCGAGGAATACTGATGATGACTCTCACCCCCGCCCACATCGCAGAGGCTCACGCCCTGCTGATGGAAGTGTATCGGACCAGCACCGAGCGCCTCACCCGCGAGCAGGTTATGGACCTGCGGACCCGCGCCATGTCCAGCGCGATCAGGCTCAAGGTCCATTGCCTCGACAAATTGCCCCCCGTCACCCTCAAGGAAGACTGACATGGCTATCCAACTCAAGAGCACCAAAGACCTCGCCGCCGAGGGCGTGAAACTGCTGGTCTACGGCGCCGCCGGTGCCGGCAAGACCTCGCTCATCCCCACCCTGCCGGCGCCCGTCGTGCTGTCGGCCGAGGGTGGCCTGCTGTCCATCGCCGGGGCCGAGGTGCCCTACATCGAGATCTCCAGCATGGAGACGCTGCGGGAAGCCTGGAAGTGGCTCGCCGAGAGCGCCGAGGCCCGCGCTTTTGAGTCGGTTGCGCTGGACAGCATCTCGGAGATCGCCGAGGTGGTCTTGAACGCCGAAAAGAAGGCGACCAAAGACCCCAGGCAGGCTTACGGCGCGATGCAAGAGCAGATGACGGACATTATCCGCGCCTTTCGCGACCTGCCCGGTCGCAACGTCCTGATGACGGCCAAGTTGGAAAAGCAGCAGGATGAGATGGGGCGCGTGCTCTACAGCCCCTCCATGCCCGGCAACAAGACCGGCCAGGCGTTGCCCTACTTTTTCGACGAGGTGCTGGCGCTCAGGGTTGAAAAGGACGCCGAGGGTGCCGTCCAGCGCATCCTGATGTGCGACAGCGACGGCCTGTGGTTGGCCAAGGATCGCTCGGGCCTGCTGGATATGTGGGAGCAGGCCGACTTGGGCGCGATCATCCGCAAGATCAGGGGGGAGTGATGGAATACCTGATTCACCGCTGGCTCGAAGCCAAAGACACCGAGCGGCGAGCCGTCGAGGCCCGCCGGCAGGCCGAGGATGCGATGGTCGCCGCATTCGGGATCGACCCGACCGTCGAAGGCACCATCAACCGCGAGACCGATGGCTACAAACTGAAGATTGAGCCCCGCCTAGACCGCAAGGTCAATGCCGGCAAGCTCATCGATCTCGCCGCCGAGCAGGACTTGAACGCTCACCTTGAGACGCTGTTTCGTTGGTCCCCTGATCTCAACATGACGGCCTGGGAAGCCGCCGATCCCCTGATCCGACAGGCACTTTCGGGCGCCATCACCGTGCGGGCCGGTCGCCCGAGCTTCAAAATCACCCCCAAGGAGTGACTCATGGACTTCCAAGCAATCAGCCTCGACGAACTGCCGGTCAACGACAAGCCGGCAGGCAACTACGATCCGGTCCCGGCCGGCGCGTACTCGGCCAGCATCACCAGTGCCGAGGCGCGTCCGACCAAGGACGGCAGCGGCCAGTACATCAAGGTGCGTTACGACATCACCGGCCCGTCGCACGTTGGGCGCGTGATCTTCAGCAACATCAACATCCGCAACAACAGCGCGGAAGCGGAGCGGATCGGCCGCGCCCAGTTGGGCGACCTGATGCGGGCGTGCGGGCTCAAGACCCTGACCTCGCCCGAGCAGTTGATCGGTGGCCAGGTCGAGATCCAGGTCGCCATCCGACCGGCGCGTGGCGAGTACCCGGCGAGCAACGAGGTGAAGGGAATCAGGGGCAGCGGCACGCCATCGTTCGCCGCCGACACCCCTGCTGCGCCGGCCAAGGCTAAGGCCGCGCCTCCGTGGGCAGCAAAGAAGTGCTGTGACAAAAAAACCCCGGCATTGCGCCGGGGAAAGTCACAGGAGCACCCACCACAGGAGAGAGACATGGAACTACAGGGACAGCATACGTTAGCCGCCGCCATCGATCAAGCCCACCAGGCGCGGCCGCAGGACTGGCGCGACCATCTCGGCGCGTCCGTGCTGGGGCACCCGTGCGAGCGGTGGCTATGGCTGAGCTTCAGGTGGGCAATCAAGGAAGAGTTCCCCGGCCGCATCCTGCGCGTATTCCGGCGCGGCCAGAACGAGGAGGCCGTCGTCGTCAGCGACTTGCGAGCCGCTGGACTGGATGTTCGCTTCACAGGCGACAACCAGCGCCGCGTGGATCTCGGGCCGCACATGGGCGGCTCTCTGGATGGCATTGTCGAGTCAGGCGTGCCCGAGGCACCCAAGGCCCGCCATGTGCTGGAAATCAAGACGCACAGCCGCAAGTCCTTTGATGACTTGGTGCGCGATGGCGTGGAGAAGTCCAAGCCGCAGCATTACGTCCAGATGCAATGCTACATGCACGCGACCAAAATCGAGCGTGCGCTCTACATCGCCGTCTGCAAAGACGACGATCGCCTGCACATCGAGCGGGTCCGATACGACAAGGCAGCGGCCGAGA